CGAAATTCCATGTGATTTATTAAAAAGATATCTAGCAGACTTTTCAATCCAACTAAATATCTCATCTGCAGTATCTTTATCTACCAGTCCCACCTCGTCACAACCATTAATGAACTTAAGTCGCAACTTCTTCATCAGGTCAGATTTTTTCTTACCAATCGCCTTTCTAAGATCATCCGCCTCTTGCAGGCTAAATCCAGCAAGTTCAGTAGATATAATCATAGCCTGTTCTTGATAAATCAAGATACCTTGTGTATGACTCAATATTTTTTCCAGAGAGTCATGGATATATGTTACATCTTCTTTGTTATGCTTTCTTTCAACAAAGTGTGCAGCTAAACTTTTACCATCCAACGTAGCATTTAATACGCCCGGTCGGATAATACTAATAAGTGCAGATAATTCTTCAATACTACGAGGCTCTAGTTTTTTAGACCACGAGCGACCTAGTTGACTTTCCAATTGGAATATACCTTTGGTAAGTCCGTCTTTGAAGAGCTGCCAAGATTTGTCATCATTGTAGTTCAAACGTACAGTTCTCCAGTAGCAAAAGCCTTATCAATTTTCAAATTACGATAAACAGCACGATGAGTTTTCATGAACTTGATCATAATGTTAGCAGTATCCTTCACGTCTTGCAAGGCATCATGAGCATTTTCTGAAGATAATCCCATTCTTTCTCGAAGTGAATCCATACTGATGGACTTTACACTTGGGTCTCNTTCTGTCCACATCCATACGTTATCCATCACATCAATTTTATAAATTTTTGAAAATAGCTGTTGCTCTCCTCTCTTTTCATCCCAAGGTCCGAATTCTTTACAGAGACGGTTAATGATCTTCATATCATATCCGATGATATTAAAACCAGCAGGAATTGGAGCAAAAAAATGGAGTACCTTTCCAGTTATACTTATCCACAAAAGCACAGAATTTCTTCCATACAGTTTTTAGTTTGTGGTGCTTTAGTCGATCTGTTCCCGTGTTTTACCTGTGACCTTTAATGCACCCTCTTCAATTGGTCCAAGACCAGCGGCTATGGCTTTTTCGTCATCAACTTCTGCACGGATTTCACTATTAAACGTACCTTTTAATTTTAAGTTCCTTCCATCTAATGCAATTGCGGCTATTTGTGTAGGCTGACAAGTGTTAGGATCTCTACCACCTGTTTCAAAGTCGAAAACCACTAAATCGCGATTCATATTATTTCCTTTCAAAGTGAGAATAAGTCTTCTATTATTTTCTGTCCTTTGTTATGTAATCAATTCCTCTACTTTCATAAATTTATCAAGCGTTGAGAGTCCTAAAACGTCAAATTTAACATGACCCAGTGCTTCCAAGTCATCCATTTCTAGTGCAGCTATCTTATCACTACCACCTTTTTGATCCACCATAGGACATACTTGTTCTAGTGGTTCTTTGGATATTACAACTCCAGCGGCATGCTTACCTTGAGTTTTAAAAGTACCTTCTAGGTCTATAGCCTGTTTAAAGTATTCTGCGTAATCGCCTCGCAATTCACCTTCATCATCAATATAACAATAGTCACGAAACTTATCTGGCTCATTAAGTAAGGACCATCTAATGATAGACCTTTCGTCTTCTTCCATTTCCTGTAGTCCATCTGAAATATCAGCCTCATTCCTCAATGGTTTGGTTATTTCATTCATAAGACCAAAACCACAAGCTTCGTGAATTCGTAGCACCTCCTTTAAAGCGGATTTACCTCTAAGTCTTCCAAACGTCACCATCTGACTAACATTATGTTTACCGTATTTATCTTCGATGTAAGAAATAATCTCATCTCTCTTATTACTTGGTACATCCATATCAATATCCGGTAAGGAAATATGATCGCCAGTATTCCTACCGCTATTATAGAATCTTTCAAATAACAAATCGTATTGTATGGGGTCAATCTTAGTAATTCCGAGCATATATGATATCAAACATCCTGCAGCACTACCTCTACCCGGACCAGCAATCCATCCATTATTGGTAACAAAATTAATAATATCCTGAACAATTAGAAAGTAACCAAACAATTCTGCTTCATCAATCACTTCGAATTCACGTAAGAATCGATGGTGATATTTATCCTTATCTTCTTGGTTACTAACCTTGCCTTGTTTAGCAAGAATGTTTCTCCATCCATCTCGACATAGTTCTTTCAGATATTCTTTTTCTGACTGACCATTAGGCGTAGGAAAAGTAGGCAAAACTGGCTTACTTAAAATATCATAGTCTTCACATTGATCGTATACTTCTTGAAGAACTGTATCTTCTAGGTTTCCTGTTCTAACGAAATAATTATCACTCTCAAAAAAGTGTCTATTATCAAAATCCTCCTCACTATTTAGCATCTTGTTTTGAATTTTAGGTAATGTGGTTTTCATGCCTGAAGCTAGCATGATACGATGCAACTTAGCATCTTCTTTATTAACATAATATATTGGGTCAATTGAAGATTCACTGATGCGAATCAAATTAGTTTCATCATGAATATTGTTGTCTGGATCTGAGACTATTTTGATAAGATCAAACCATCCCTTTTTGTTCTTGGCAAACAATGAAAAAGCCATCAAAAGAACAACCAATGATAGGTTTAATGCCTAGCCTTTTTTGCATTCTTGAAAGAATGCAATAGTACCAGATAATGTTTTATAGTCAGCTATTCCACAGGCTTTATACTGGTTATCAACACATTTTTTAACCAGTTCCTTTGGTTTGGAGTAACCTTTTAATAATGAATAATGAGTATAGTTCCACAGAGGATACCACCCAGATTTCATAACTACCTCATCTTAATGTCTTCAATAGGAAACGAATAAACCTCAGTTATAGGAGGCATTTCTTTCTTTTCGTCAAATAACCAGTCAACTTTAACTCGTCTAGACCATTGCAAAATTCTTCTTGATGGAATAATAAAATTATACACAGGATTGAACATAGAGGACGCAATACCAATTACTCGACCGTCTGATTGTAAACTCATCAAACCTCCACTACTACCTTGGAGTATTGGCACGGTAGTTTGATCAAATGTATTACGTCCCATTTTTCTACTATACTGAGAAAGAATACCAGCGGTTAGTGACTCAGCACCACGTATACCTCCCATGGAGCCAACATGGTATAGTTTTGTGCCAAGCTCTGGGGGTGGACCAATATATAGCTTAGCAGAAGCTTCTGTAAAATTACTAGTTGGTATGTGCAACAATGCTAAATCGTCACCTAATCCACTTAAAGCAGAATATCTAATCACATTTGATTTAGCTCTTAATTCACCAACTGTATTGTAGTTTGCTGTTATAACATTTACAACCGTTGGATTTTCAAATTGTGCAAATTTTCTTGAAATACCATCGGGAGTAATAGTACTATTCACAGTACGCAAGGATGATATAACATGTGCTGCAGTAAGAACAAATGTATACCGTTCACCTTTTGAGTTTTTTGTAAAAACGATTCCACTACCTTCACTGTTTCCTGCAAGAATAGTAACTGAACAATCTATTAAAGAGGAAACTACACTATCCCCACTAGGTTCCTGTGCCAATAAATTAGATTCGCATAATGAGAGTAACGCAACGCAAAGTAATAATCTCATGATTCACCTTTCTAATTGTAAACACATATGAATCAACCCGGAGCTTCGTAATGACCAATGGTAAAATCTTTATGCTTCAGATTATGTGAAGCCTTCTCGATGCCATGCGTGTCTATGTAATCTTCAACATATTGACACATGCTCTTATCAGATCCTTCCCATTTATTCTTACAGTAATGGCAAAGTCTAGTACATTTAAAATTAGAACGGTCGTATGAAATCGGTCTGGGTTTATTGTTTCGTTTTATTTGTAAGAATCTGTTCTTCAACATGCCAAGAAACTTAATCTTATCATTGTCGTCCCAGCACATACTAAAAGGACCGCCATCCTTAACAAAGAATATAGACATTATAACATTCTTGTAGTCTGGATACAAGCTTGATATGGCATAATAATATAATAACAGTTGAGGATCTTCACACAGCTTGTCGTATGTTTTTACCTCTCCTGTAGCCCAATTCTTTCTTGCTCCTGTTTTCCAGTCTAGCACCTCAATTGTATCATTGTCTATCGCCATCACAAGGTCAATTGTGCCTTTTATTGCCAAATTTCCAGTAAGCTTTTTACCTATCTACTTCGTATTCGTATTTGGCCCAGTCTTCTTTTATTTCTATATCAAAGTGAGGCTCTGGATTTAGAATTTGCCTAAGTCGAGGATCAAATTGTCCATCATTATGGTCAAGACCTAACCATGTTAACCTAGATATCTCTTTGCGATCCGATGGAATCCATTTATTAGGAGAATTCTTTCTATATCCATCATAACTTAAATCTAACAATTCTTCAACGAAATCCTTCTCCATTAAACGATCTTTTTTAACTCTCACCTTTTTGAGAACATCGTCTGTTATCTCTAGGATTTTTCTTCTAGGGTTCTCTTGTTGAAAAAGTTTTAGATTCGCTAAGACTTCCATAACCTTATGAACCATTGTACCACGCTCTGCCGCCTTGCCAGAAATATCAGGAAGGCCAAGTACGTACTTCATGAAATACTGCATTTGGCAGAATTCATAATTGTTATAGCTAGAACTCCTAATGTAGGTTATTAACATGTACTGTCCTTATTTTATGTATGATTTAGTCCTTAATTCTTTGTATAGTTTCTCTACACTTTTGCGGAGAGCATTCAGTGTTTTACCCTTACCTTCATTTATTAAAGTGCCATCAAAGTTATCGTGATCATAGTTGTCTGGAAGAAGAGTTACCTCACTAGCATGAGTGTCTTCAAATACAGCTCTTTTCATCCAGTACACATGTCCATTTTTATCTTTTATCGATTGCACCTCATTAGGAAATCTAACATCAGCAATGATAGCTAATTGCGAATCTTCCTTTACGATTTTATTAATTGTTCCAGAACACCAAACTGGCTCCCAGATTTTTCGCATAACGTCTGTACCAAAATACTGTAGGAATTCACGAGCAGTCATTGGTCCTTTGTTTTGTATCGTTAGACCTAGAGCATGAATAACGGATAAATCTCCACCCTCTCTCCCCATTGATGATTTTGGCACAAAGTGAGAAGATAAGGCATCTGACAATTGTTTTGGCCCATCCTCATATGTGAGGATGCCGGGCATATTCTCCCAGAGCAAGTGTTTCACTTTTTGATTTTTATCTTTATTGGTTCCGTACACATTCTTATGGGGGATATTAAAAAGCTCTGTAGCAATCGTCTTAAGCGGGTCTGCGAAACTATAACTCTTGACGTAGGGCCACATTTCTTTTTCTGCAAACGCTACAAACTCTTCGTCTTGTCTAGTAACGTCAAACACGCTCCACTCAGTTAATTCTGGTGTCTTAATTAATAATTGACCTTCATCGCCTATTGAGTAGTCAGATATCATTCCACGTTCTTTAAGCACAATACCATGAAGGATATTGCACGTTGTACTTTTACCGCTTTGTTTTAAGCCTGCGAGTCCAATAATCATCTTAATATAATCCTTTTAGGTCTTTCAAAATGTTATTTTTAATTTGCTCTGTAGACATGTCACCAATATCTTTTTTTGTCATTCTAGGAAATCTCAGATCAAACATTCTATTAAGACTTCTCTTTATATTTACTTTAGATTCCCTACCAGCTTGATCATTATCTGTTAATATAACCAAAGTAGTGACACCACTTCTAATCAATTTTGACTGTTGGTGCCTAGAGATGTCTCTTCCAAATAACCCCACACAATTTTCTACTCCCGCTTCGTATAACCGCCATACATCACCTTGTCCCTCTACAATAAATAAACATGACTTATTAAGACCAGACTTAATTGCTCTATGGTGATTATATAAATGTTGAGACTTTTTAAATCCTTCAGAATAAATGTATTTTGGTAGAATATAATCTTTAGTTGATCTGGCTATAAAGCCAATCTGTTTAGCTTCCAGTGAATGCACCGGCACAATAGATCTCTGATACATCTTTGAAGTTTTATCATTACAGTCCGCTATGCCAAAATGTTTTAGCGTACTTGAACTAAAACCGCGTGCTTCAAAATATTTAGACACTCCAGATGTTTTTATTTTATCAAAATTACAATATTGATCCTCTTCTATCTTTTGGTTAAAAATATTAACCATTTTTCTCAATTCGGACTCACAATGAACCTCTTGCTCTAAAGCACAATTGTCAGAATTTATATTGTATATCTTACAAATAATAGACAATACTGAGGAGAAAGAAACACTGCCTTCTTTTTCCATAATGCCTCTAATAAATGAAAATATATCAGTTCCATAATGTTCATGGCAACCTCTAGTCCAACACCTCCATTGTTTTCTACTGGTAGAAATTGATAACCCATGAGGATTATCACTACCTTCATGGATTGGACAACACATAAATATATTGTCACCATCTTGGTTATAATCTATACCAAAATGGTTAATGACAATATCAATGTTACGAAATATTATATCTCGTACCTTATTAAGGTCAAGTTGTTTTTTGTCATTTAAGACATTCATTCCACAAATCTTTTATTGTATTCGTACCACAACAATCCACAATTTGCCAAAGAGTATGAGAACCACATCAAGCTATGCGGATAATCTTTCTGGATGAGATTTCCCACAAATACTGCTGCATAACAAAATGTAGATATGATTATAGCAATAATTGTCATTATTCTTCCTCTTCAA